GTGCTGACCCTGACGCGTGCTGCTTTTTTGTGCAATCGGCAAAAAGTGCCCTGTTGCCCGGCAAAAACTGACTCTGACCGTATTGCACTGGTGTATTCTTGCCTGTATTATGGCAGAATACATGGCAAAAACTGCCCACCAACACACCCACGGCGAGCTTGCCAAGCGATACGGCGTCACGCGTTCGGCTGTTCAGGGATGGGAGCGACGCGGGCTGAGTCGGGAATGGACGCTTGAGAAAATCGACGAGTGGCGGCAGATGCACGCCGCTGGCCGGGTGGTGATCCCGCCAAGAAAGCCGGATCCAATGCCGGTATCATTTGATGCCGCGACACCACCAGCGCCAAAACCGACCGCCGAGCAGGTCATCACTGAAGGCATGAGCTTTCAGGAGACCAGGACGATGAAGCTCAGGAAAGAAATCGAGCGTCTTTCCATCATCATTCAGCGGGAGAAGGGCGAACTGGTGCTGTCATCTGAAGTGCGCGAGACTGCAACGCGCGTGGTGAGCGTGTGGTGCTCGGAACTGGACGCCCTGGTTGGCGACCTGCCGGGACAGTTGGCGGGACTGACCGAAGCCGACATCCAACCGCGACTGCGGGCGCGCATCGAGCTGCTCAAGGCAAACGCACGGCAGAGCATCGAGACGCTATGAACCCTTTTGCTGACGGTGCACGCGCAGGAGTCCGCCTCGCCTACTCTGGCGACCCGCTGGACTGGCTTGAGCAGCACGTCCGTTTCCCGCACAGCTCCCGCTCGACTCATTTTGACCGCAGCACCGCTCCTTGGTGGAACGCGGTGATCCACGATTTTGCCGACTCGACGTGTCGCCAGACGTTCGTCCAGGCGTGCACGGGCGCAGGCAAATCAACCGCACTGGAGGCACTGGTATGCTGGGCAGTCGCGCAACAGCCTGGACCAATGCTGTCGATCACCCAGACCGACCAAACCAGTGCCGAGTGGATGGCAACCAGGCTGATGCCAGTGCTGAACGCGTGCGAACCGTTGCGCGAACTGATGCCAACCAACCGGCATCACACAAAGAAGGACGGGATTTACTTCGCGCACATGCCGCTCATGCTGGGCGGAGCAAACAGTTCTAACGCGCAGGAAAAGTCCGTTCAGGTTCTCTTTTTGGACGAGTGCTGGCAGTACAGCGACCTCATCACCCAGTTCAAAAAGCGGTTGCATGACCGCTGGAATGGGTACGCGCTGCTGACCTCGCAATCGTTCGAGGAGCCTCATCAACTCAGCGAGGAATGGCGATCCGGCGAGGAGTTTGTGTGGTGCCATCGGTGCCCAGGGTGCGAAGCCTGGGTAAAGCCTGAGTGGACCGACATCAAATACGACGAGTGCAAAAACGCGCAGGGCGAGTGGAACTGGGGCGAACTGGTGAAGAGCGTGCGCCATGAGTGCCCGCACTGTGGACACGTCACGCCTGACACGATGGCTGCTAGGCGGGCGCTGACGCAGCGCAGCGAGTGGCGTAGCGAGGGAAACGACCACGTTGAGGGCTGCCGCTCCCGGCGAGTGTCGGCTCAGTCTGTTTATTGGATCAGGTGGTCCGATTTGGTGATCCAGTGGTGCCAAGCCTCCGACGCTCGACACCTCGGGGTGCTGCAACCGACCAAAGATTTTCGCATGCAGCGGCTCGCGATGCCGTGGAAAGCTGAGGAGGAACTCCCGGCGTTAGAGTTGGAGGCAGCGGAGTATTTTCAGAACGAGTGGCAAGACGGGCGACCAATGCCGGATGAGGCTGCGCGGCTAATGACGGTGGACTGCCAGCAAGACCATTACTGGGGCATTGTCCGGGTGTGGCTCAAGAACGGGCACTCGCGACTCCTCTGGGCAGGTAAAATCCTAACCGTGGACCAGCTCCGAGAGATACAGGTGCGGTTGAAGGTGCCAGACAAACGGTGCCTCCTGGATGCCGGGAACAGCTTTCATGGCCGAGTTTATGACACCTGCGCCAAATACGGGTGGACGGCGCTTATTGGACGCGCAGAGGACTTTTTCACGGTTCGGGGCAGCGACGGAAAACCTATCCGACGCTATTACTCGGCTCCCGATCGCGTGGTGGCACCGACGACGCGGGACGCTGCTGGAAAAAGGGTGTTCGTCACCTTTTTTTATTGGGCAAGCGATCCGATCAAAGACGTTCTCGCCAACCTCCGCAACACGGGATCGCCAGTCTGGGAGTTTCCACAGGACGCACCGCCTGAGTACGTGCGGCATCTCAACTCTGAGCGCAAACGGGCGACCGTGGACAAAAGAACAAAGAAGACCCGCTTAAGGTGGACCGCGACCGGCAGGCCGAACCACATGTGGGACGCAGAGGCCATGAACGTGCTCGCGGCGCAGATTTTGGGAATCCTGCCGGACATGGTATCAACCGCGCCTGAGGTTGACGAACCAGCAGCGACAGAGTAGGGTGCAGGCTCAATAACCAACAAAACGACGTGGGGACGTCAGTTGGCGCAGACGAATCAAGCCCGGCCCGCGAGTGCGGTGTCCGGGTTTTTTCTTGTCCCGGTGCTGTTAGTAAATGGCTCCTGACCAACGGCTACTCTTGCAGGTGTTCCTCACGCGCGACGTGGCCGAACTGCGCGCCATCATTGCCAGCAAATTTGATTTAGTGACTGCTGGCAAGTCCACGCTGGTCTCGTCGAGCATCGACGGGGCGGCTTTCCAGTTTAACGTGGGCGGCACGCTTAGTCCGTTGGATGTCATCATGTTAGCGCAGCAGGCGCTCAACTACAAAGCGGCAGGCATCAACGCGCCAGTCCGCCGCACCCAGGCGTTTTTCGTATGAGCCTTCTGGACAAATTCAAAAAAATGGTCGGGCTCGGTGCGCCAAAGGTGGGCGCGAACTACAATGCGTACAGGCGGCAAAGGTTGATTGAGGGCGGCGTCTGGGGTGAGCCGTATTGGCGGAATCATACCCAGAGCATCAGCCGGGAACTGACCGTCGGCGAGTGGCGTACGGTGAACAGTGCGGCACGGAAATTGTATTGGAACGTGGGCATGGTAAATGCCGCCATCGACCAGAAAAGCATGCTGTCCGTAGGGATGGCCATGCGGCCTATTTTCACCGGCGCTGACCGGGAGTGGGGCAAGGTTGCTGAATCCGTCCTGCTAGACTGGATGCAGATCGCTTATCTCGACGGCAAAAGCTGGTGGGAGGGGCTGCGTCTCGAGTCCACCGCAATTGACCGTGAAGGCGACCTGCTGACGATCCTGACGACAACGGCCAACGGATACCCGCAACTCCAGCAGGTTCCCTGGCACCAAATCGGCAGCCGTGGGGACGACGGCGTGCTGACCGAGGGACGTTACCGCGGGCTCCGAATTTACAACGGCGTTATCCTGTCCAAAACCAACCGCGCTATCGCGTACCGCGTACTCGGTGAAGCGCAGGACGGCAGCGAGGACAGGGACGTGCCGGTACAGTCGGCGATGCTGACGATGGACCCGCGCGAGGTAGATCAAGTGCGCGGGATCAGTGCGTTTGCGCCCGCCATCCGTGACCTGCTTTCCCTCAAGGACCTAGGCGACGACATCCAAGCCGCATCTCGCATGGCGGCAAAGATCGGATTACTTGTCACCAACCAGCAAGGGATGGCCGACCCCGGCGAAGCGTACAACGCTCTCACCGAAACGGCGCTTCCCAACTGCAACCCTGGGCTCCGACTCACACCGATGGCAGGCGGGCGCATTGAGTACCTCACCGCAAACGCTGGCGAGTCCATCCAACAGCTTGACGCAAAAATCCCAACCGAAGCGCAGGACCGCTTGCAAGAACGGCTCATCCGCAACGCACTGCTGGCAGCTCAGTGGCCGCCGGAGTTTGGCTGGGACATGAGTAAGCTGGGTGGATCTTCTGCCAGAATCATTTTGGAACAGGTGAACCGCGTGACTAGCGAGCGTCACGCTTACCTGTCCGCGTTTTGCAAACGCCGGTGCGCCTTTGCCGTGGCGCGATTTGTTGAGCTTGGCATTTTGCCGCCCTACACTGGTCCTGACGCTAATCGCGGCGGAGCGTATCAGTTCCGCTTTACCGAACCGGCTCGCCTCACCGCTGACAGTGGCTACGCCAACCGCGACGCAATTGAAGCTTACCGCGCGGGGATGCGCAGCATGACGGACATTCTGGCAAGCGGCTCCAAAACACTGGAAGAGCACCTTGACGAAGTGGAGCGCGAGGAGCTGGAAATCAAGCGGCGCGTGGAACGCTCAGGGCTGACTCGCGACGTGTTTGGACTTTTGACTCCCAACGGCAATCCCGCCACAACTGCACCAACGGAATGAAATTTCAGCGCGTCATCGAGCAAGTTTTCTACCGTCCCTGGCTCATCACTCCTGGCGGGTACGCAGCGGTGCGCAAGCTGGTGGAAGGCCGAATCCTACGCGCCAACGGTGAAGGATACGAGATGCTCGACGGCATGACTTCCAAACGCGAGGAAATGGAAATTGACGGGCAGGGCATCGCGCACATCTGCATTGAGGGCACGCTTGCCAAGGGGATCAGCCCAATAGAAGCCTGCTGCGGCGCGTGGGACTACGAGTGGGTTGCGGAAGACCTCGAGGACGCAATCGAGGCGAACGTGCGCGGGATCATGCTGGAAATTAACTCACCCGGCGGAAACTGCACCGGCTGCTCCGAGGTGGTGGATTTGATCCAAGGGATAACCGTGCCCATCATGGCCTACAGCGACGACACTGCTTGCAGCGCCGCGTACAACATCGCCGTGAGTTGCGACAAGGTGTTTGGCTCCATCGGCTCAACCTGGGGCAGCATCGGCACAATCATCCCGTGGCTCGACCAGTCAGCAGCCTACGCGGAGCAGGGCTTAAGCTGGGAGCCGATTACTTCGGGGCCGCTCAAGGGCGCTGGCATGGGACCGTCGCTGACACCAGCGCAGCGCGCTAGTTTGCAGCAACTCGTCGACGACAGCTTCGCGCAGTTCCGCGACAACGTCCTTCGCAACCGGATGGTGGCCGATGAGTACATGACGGGGGCCGCTTATTTGGCTCCACGCGCCAAAGCCGCGAATCTCATTGATGGAATAGGTACAGAAGACCTTGCATACGCTGAACTTTTGCGTATGCTGCCCGCGTAGTTGTTCATTCGTTGTTTGTCTCCAACCCCGTCGGGTGTCTCTTCCCGGCGGGGTTTTTCTTGTCCCAAGGAGCAGGGTATATGGAGTCCACTCCGGCAACCCTCACCGACGCGCTCGCGGCGCTGTCCGCCGCACAGGCTGACCTCGCGGCGCTTAACGCCCTGACCGCCGAGCACTCGGCAGTGGTGGCACAATTCGATGCGCTCAAGGCTCGCGCAGCGGAACTCTCCGCAGCTCTCGACCTTGCTAACGCCAACAATCGCGATCTTGCCGCCGCACTCGATGCTGCCAAGGCTGCCGAGGCTGATGCAGCCGCAAAGGCCAACGCGATTGTCGCCAACCTCGGCGTGCCGCCCGTGGCGATCCAGCCCGAAGCGGCGACCGCGCCGAAGTCTCGCGATGAGCTTTGGGCGCACTACATGACTCTCGATTTTGTTGAACGCAACAAGTTTTTTGCGGCCAACAAAACCGCAATGCAGCTTAACTCCTAACCTCTACTGACTCAATCATATGGCCCTCAACGGCGTTTTCCTCGCACAAATCGCGCAGCAGTCGCTGCCGTACCTCACCAACGCTTTCGCTCCTTTGCGTGGCATCACCACTGACTTCTCTACCGACGTAGCGTCGGCTGGACAGTCCGTCACGACTCGCTTTGCCACCGTGCCAAGCGTTGTCAACATTGCATCCGTTGGCTACACGCCCGTGGACGGTGATACCACCGCGAAGACGATCACCCTCGACCAGCATCGCGGCGTAACGCTGGGATTCACGGACATCCAGGTCCTCCAGTCCTCGATCAATTTCGAGCGACTGTTCCTTGCGCCGATGGTGCAGGCACTTGGCGCTGATATGTTTGGGCAGCTCTGGAACCTGGTTACCTCCAGCAACTTCACCAACTCGATCACGTCCACGGCGGCCAACTTTGACCGTTCTGACCTGATCGACTTGGGCACCACG